GTAAAAAAGGAAAAGAATATCTGCAAGGCTATGAACCAAATGGACACTTTATTAGACAAAGTGTATTGGTACGATAGACAAGTGTTTGAGATTATAAGCGATGGCACAAGTGTTGCCGAACTCTCAAAGAAAACAGGCATCAGTTATTATTCGCTTTACAATACATACAGAAACGTAAAAGGACTAATTAAAGACAATTTAGAATGGGATTAGGCGATTTAGTATATTACATTACAAAGTACACAGGCATACGCTATGTGTGGAAGAAGTTGTACCCTGATTGCGGTTGCGACAAACGAAGAAAGAAGTGGAACGACATTAAGTTAAATTAAATGGTTTTAAGCATACCTGAAAATATAAGAATTGAGGTATGGAGTTTTCTTAAAGAAAACAATATAGGTCAAAGAAGTAAAGCTAATGGCAATAAGGTTGAGCAATATGTAGGTTTGCTTGGCGAAGTTATGGTTAAAAAACATTTAGGTATTGCTTGTGAATTACAATCAGGTTTTGATGATGGTTTCGACCTTATGTATAAAAACAAAAAAATAGACGTAAAGACAATGGGTAGAAAAGTATATCCAAAGCCAAACTATGTAAACAATTTCATATCCTACCAAAAAGATTTTGACTGCGATGCGTATATTTTTTGTTCACTTAACAAAATGAATTATGACTTGACTATATGTGGTTGGGTAAGTAAAACTCAACTTTTTGAAAGAGGTAGTTTGTATGACAAGGGTACTACAAGAGTAAGAACTGATGGTAGCACCTTTGAACTTAAAGCACCTACATACGAGATAGAGAACAACCAATTAAACAATATTAAAACTCTTATAGATGCCTAAAGGACAAATGAACCAAGAACAAAGAGAAGAATGGGCTAACTATTTAGAAACAGCTAATAGTAGCCTTAATGAATCTCAATACAAAATGGTGTGTAGGCTACACGCTGATCTATACGCACACCCTTACCACGAACCTTGCACCTGTTCCCCTAAACGAATCAAGGAATGGATAGCACAGATAAACAAGATATATGCAAATTAAAGACGTACATAAGTTTGAGAAAGCTGTAATATTTGCTCTTAACATAGACGGTTGGGATTTAAAGTGGACAGGCGATTCGATGTTAAGTTGGGATGCACAGGGGCTTACACCTAAAGGACACAAGTGCGTTATCGAGATGAAGTTCCGAGATAGGTACTATGAAACCAAGATGCTCGAAAAATACAAATACAATAAGCTAATGAAACTTGACGATGACATAGTAAAACTGTACTTTGTAAACGACCCTAAAGGGAACTATTTGTTTTGGCTAAACGACCTTGAAGATTTAGAGGTTCAAGAAAAGTACTGCCCATCTACAACTATGTGGGATAATAAGAAACGAACAAAAAAGGTTTATCTATTAAGAGAAGACCAAGCAAGTATTGTAAACTTAAATATATAACTATGCCAATACCAACACCAAAACCAACAGAAGACAGAAAAGAGTTCATAGCAAGATGTATGGCAGACCCTGTAATGGTCAAAGAGTACCCAAACAAAGATCAACGCCTTGCAATATGCGCTGTTCAGTACAGAAAAAAATAAATTTGTTTTATCAACATTTTTGTTTATATTTGTAGAAACATTAAAACATTTATTATGAAATCAGAGTATAAATACAATCCTATTTTAACGGTAGTAAACGGTGGTCAGTTTTATGATGTACAGTATAGTGTATGGAATCAAGCACCCCAAAGCGTTTCTTTTAGAAGCTACGAGGAAGCCAAATCATTCTTTAACACAATACCCTTAAACTAAAACATTATGAAACGAATACTTAAATTTTTACGCAGACACGAGAACGCTATATTTATAGGTGTGTTTACACTTATGGTATGGGCAGGTATTATGTTATTCCTATTATTCGCAGCTTGGTTCGATACGTTATGAAAAAGCTACCCACAGGAATATACACGCACATTGAAGATGGTATAGTAAATGTGTACACGCAAAAGGAGTTTAACAAACTTTACAAGCACAATGTATGGTGGAGTAAAGCCAAAGAAACTTTAGGACTATGAAAGTAGATTTTGCACAGATAGGACTTGTCGGAATTTTGATTTGTATGCTATGGATTTGGCTGAACTCCAATATATAGCTGACGCTGACGCAGCTTTGAAAATCCTAAAGAAGTGGCAAGAGAAGTCAGATAACGAGGAACTACGACTATTGTCTGAAACGATTGTAAGGATTGTGTTCTATACGAATAAATTAGAATTAGAATCCTACTGCTTTAAAAGATTGATAAGCGAAGCGAGAGCAGATAAGAACAGAGCAATCGAAAGAGCAAGACGAGTAGAAGAAGAATTAGAAACATTAAAAAAGACAAATTATGAGATATGATGATTGGTTAGTGTATATGGAACACGAACACAGAGAGTATGGATATGAATGCCCTGAATGTGGTGGTCGTACCGAAGAAGAAAACGAGTATTGTAGTGCAACCTGTTTTAAAGCATCTTGGATATGATAACATTATTAAATGGGGAAACCTTTGAGGAAGAAAACCTATTAGACCTTATGCAAGATGACGAGTTCTACTATGGGTATATGGCTAAAGCAGCGTTAAGTTCAAGTTCTATTAAAACGCTTCTATCAAGCCCAAAGACATATAAGTACGTGTTAGATTATGGTTCAGGCGAAAGCCAAGCCTTACGAGATGGGTGGTTATTCCACACAGCTATATTAGAACCACACGTATTTGAGGAACAGATATTTGTTGACGTACAAAGCAAAAACACAAAAGCCTATAAAGAAGCGTTAGCCGAACACGGTAAAGTGTTTACAGCTAAAGAGAAGCGAGATGCTGAAAGAGTTGCTGATGCCTTTTTAAGAAACGAACACGCACTCAAACTACTAAAGAATAGCGAGTTTGAAGTACCTGCGGTAGGTATGATAGATGGCTATCCGTTTAGGGGTAAGGCAGATGTGTTTGGCAATGGTAAAATAGTTGATCTAAAAACAACAACAGACATCAAAGCGTTTCCCTATTCTGCAAGGAAGTACGGCTATGACGTTCAGGTGTATGTGTATTGTTCTTTATTCAATGTAAGCTACAAGGACTTCACATTTGCAGTTGTTGACAAGGGTAGCCTTGACATAGCGATATACGATGTATCGGAAGAGTTTTACAACGAGGGTAAGAGAAAGACCCAACAGGCGATAGAAACCTTTGAAACATTTTTTATAAACGGTGCAGACCTTGACACCTATTGTTTAACAGGTACGCTATGATACGATTCGTAAACGACTTAAATATGGTAAAAAGAGCAATAAGGAATTGCGACTACCGAGATGCTATCAAGCTAATAGAAGAGATACAAGAAGAAATTAAATTATTAGATTTACTTAAATGACACACCCAAAAGAATGTAAATTAAGATTAGAGAACCTAATCAAAGAATACGTAGGCGAAGACATAAACGAAAGAACTCGTAAAAGAGAGGTGGTTTACTTACGCACGATGGCTTATAAGATAATGACAAAGGAACAATGTATGCCAAGCCACATAGCAAAGGTGTTTAAGCAGAACCACGCTACTATCTTGCATCACTTAAAAAACTTTGAGTACCTTTATGAGAATGTTCAGGACTTTAGCAACACTTACAATCACTTACAAAGGTTGTACTTTGGTGTAGAGGAAGAACCTGTAAAGGAAGAAAAAAAGATAGTCAAGCGAGAAATGAATCCCTTATACGACATAGTAGATAAGATTCCTGTAACTGAAAGGGATAACGTGCGAGTGAGATTAGAAGCAATGATCGCAGGATTCAACATACGACCTAAAGGCTATCAAGGAAAGATATATCAGTCAAACCTAACAACAATAGAATGATAACAAACGAAGATTGTATGGATTTAATGGCAAGGTATGAGGATAACTACTTCGACCTTGCTATTGTTGACCCACCTTACGGTATAGATGCAGGAAAAATGACTATGGGAAGTGGAAAACACGAATTTATTAAGGGCAAGGATTGGGATAGCGCAGTACCTGATGATGAGTATTTTAATGAATTGTTTAGGGTAAGTAAGGAACAGATAATATGGGGGGGTAATTATTTTAAATTGCCATTAAATAATAATTGGATAATTTGGGATAAAAGAAACCCTAATTTAAGTTTTTCTGAAGCAGAGTTAGCGTGGTGTAGTATAAATAAAAATGTTCGTATTTTTTATAGGTTATCAACCCTACCTGACTATGATGGTAAAAAGAAACACCCAACCCAAAAGCCGATAAAGCTATACGAATGGTTATTGATGAAATACGCCACTTGTAAAACTTGCAAAAATGAAGGTGGCTATTATGAAGATGTTGCAGGGGATGGTGGTTCTCAAATGTGGATTCATTGCGATGATTGTGATACGCACGAAAGACCCGTAAGAATTTTAGACACCCATTTAGGCAGTGGCTCAATAGCAATAGCCTGCCATAATTTAGGCTTTGAACTTACAGGGTGCGAACTCGACAAAGATTATTACGAAGCAGCTATGAAGCGAATAAACGAACACAAACAACAAACAAGAATGTTCTAATGAAACATATGATAAGTTATTACAAGGATTGGAAAAGCAATACAGAGTGCGAAAAGATACACAAGTATTGCGACAAGATGATTGATATATTCTCAAAAGGACTAAAACCTAATAGCAGACAAGGTAAAAGATGTAAGATATACGTGGCATCGTTAGACCAAACATTCGATTCTAAACTCGCAGCATCAAAGGCTTTAGGAAGGCACGAGAACTACGCTTGGGGGGTATTAAGCGGTTTATTAAAAAACAAACACGGAATAGAACAGATATACTAATGGATGCAGAGGGTTTAATAATATGTTTAGTAGTTGTAGTAGTATTTTCTTTTTTAAGCTACATAAAAGGATTGGAAGATGGACAAAAGTGAGTTCCTATGCATAGACGATATATTTGCTTACAAGCGATGCAAAGAACAATGCCAACAATGTAAAGAAGTACAAGAGAATGAAGATAAGAATAAGCAAATATCATAGTCAGTTTGGAATAGGTGTGTGGTACACTTGGGTAAATGGTATTAAGTATTTGGTGTTTGATTTAGGATTGATTTACATAGAGTTGATATTTAAAGATTATGAGTAAGATTGAGAAACGAGTAATTGACAAGATTAACCAACGTGCCGAGATAGGAAAAGAAAAGTACGGAGTAACAATGGAACGTACAGACCTATCAACATACGATTGGCTAAACCACTTACAAGAGGAACTATTAGACGCAATAATATATATAGAGAAACTAAAAGATAAAAATAACAGGCTATGAAGCAAAAGAAGTGGACACAGGCACAGAAGATACAGCAACTTGAAAAGGTAACTACTAATCTTCTAATGATGGTTAATAACCTTGCTAAAGAACTTAAAGAGTTAAAAGCCAAACAAAATCCTGAATAATTACGATATATAATTGAATAAACAAGATATATCAAGATGCACGGTGGAGCAAGAAAAGGCGCAGGTAGAAAGCCAAAGGCAGAAGAGATGAAGCTAATCGAAAGGTTAGACAACATTATTGATTCAGATGTTGCTTTGTCTAAATTAGGGGAACTCGTTGCTAAAGGCGATTTAAGAGCCATACAGACATATTTAAGCTACCGATATGGTAAGCCTAAAGAAAGCGTAGATATTAGTTCAGAGGGCTTTAATATCAATTTTAAAGACATTATTAAGTACAAGTGATAGCCATACACCCAAAGTATGCACCATTACAAACCGATGATAGTAGGTACTTTGTAATTACAGGCGGTAGAGGTTCAGGTAAGTCCTTTGCGGTCAACCTTATGCTTGTTCTACTGACATACGAGCAAGGACACACAATACTATTTACACGCTACACACTCACATCAGCCTACATATCTATTATACCTGAATTTATAGAGAAGTTAGAACTATTAGGTGTTATAGGCGATTTTCACATAACCAAAGACGAGATAATTAACAGACGTACAGGAAGCAAGATTATCTTTAGGGGAATCAAAACAAGTTCAGGCGACCAAACAGCGAACCTTAAATCCCTTACAGGAATAACTACGTGGGTAGTAGATGAAGCAGAGGAACTAACAGACGAAGAAAAGTTTGACACCATAGACCTATCTGTACGTTCACAAGCCAAAGAGAATAGAGTAATACTTATACTAAACCCAACAACAAAGGAACACTTTATCTACAAACGATTCTTTGAGGATAGGGGTGTACAAGAGGGTAGCAATACAACAAAAGAAAACACCACATACATACACACTACATACGAGGACAATTTAGACAACCTTTCTGAAAGCTACTTACATCAGATAGATCAAATGAAACAAAGAAGACCTGAAAAGTACAAGCATCAGATATTAGGTGGGTGGCTTAACAAAGCAGAGGGTGTGATATTTGACAATTGGACAATAGGCGAGTTCAAGCACGTAGGGGTTAGTATCTTTGGACAGGATTATGGGTTCGCATCAGACCCAAGCACACTCGTAGAAAGTAACATAGACACAGACAACAAAATAATCTATTTAAGGGAGTGCTTTTACCTGCCACGACTTACTACATCAGAGATAGCACAACTCAACCTTAAACACGCTAAAAATGGGCTTATCGTGGGGGATTCAGCAGAGCCACGTTTAATAAGCGAGATACGAGCCAAAGGGTGCAACGTAAAGCCATCTATTAAAGGACAAGGTAGTGTAACGTATGGCATATCACTATTGCAAGATTACGACCTTGTAGTAAGCCCTGATTCATTAAACCTAATTAAAGAACTAAATAACTACTGTTGGTTAGAAAGAAAATCTAACACTCCGATAGACGCTTACAACCATTTAATAGATGCAGTACGCTATGCAGTAGGGTTTCAATTACAGAACCCCAACAGAGGTAAATACGCTATTAGGTAAAAAAAATTAAAAAAAAGTTATAAAACATTTTGTGAATAAAAAATAAGTTGTATATTTGTACCATACAAATGAGGATAACACCTCTACGTTCTTTAAAATATTGAAATACGATAAGCAAGGTAAAGTATCTGCACTCGAGGCTGATACAATCCTGCCGTTCGGGGTGTGACGGCTTGAAATATGCTATAAGCACCCAAGCTACAAGCCCCCTTAATTGGGGGTTTTTTTATTCACTAAAAAAAAGTTATTAAATAATTTGTGTATAACTAAAAAAGGTGTATATTTGTACTATCAAAATGAAAGAAATGATACTTATATTAGATAACAGAAATGAAAAGCAAGGTTTAGAGATTTGCGAGGGGTATGGAAATTGGTACGTCTATAATACGGATAATGACAAGTTGGTTGCTTGTAAGTATAAGTACGAAGCTAATGAGATAAAAAGAAACCCACAAGATTGGGATATATAAAAACAAATTTAAAACATTAAAACCCTATGGATTTACTAAAGAAAATGGAGTACGATGTGTTACACGAAGAAACCATCAAAGAGTTTCAGATATACGACAAGGACACTCTATTACGTGAGATAACGTACTTAAAGATGCAACTCAACAACAAATAGTACGATGCCCCTTTCGAGGGGCTTTTTTTTTGCTTATCTTTAACTTTCTAAAACTTATTTTTTTTACGATATATATATATGAAAGTTGACATAAACATTCCTGATTCACTTGCAGAGGTAACTTTAGAGCAATATCAGAAGTATCTAAAGATACAAGACGAAAACAAAGACGAGAAGTTTTTAGCTGTAAAGATGATTGAGATATTTTGTGGGTTAAGGGGCGATCACGTACTAATGATGAGAGCCACCGACATACAATCTATTGTAAACATCCTAACCGATATGCTAAACGACACACCAAAGTTAGTAACGCAGTTCAAGATGAAAGGTAAGCAATACGGATTCATCCCCAAGTTAGAGGATATGTCCTTTGGCGAATACATAGATCTTGATACGTTTATGGGCGATTGGGATAATATGCACCGTGCTATGAATGTTCTCTACCGACCTGTAACAGACCAATATGGCGATAAGTACGCTATCGAAGAATACCAAGTAGATTCGGTTGAACAAATGAAAGGTATGCCAATGAATGCAGTATTAGGTTCTATACTTTTTTTTTACAATTTAGGGATGGACTTATCGAGAACTATGCTGAACTCTTTGGAGAGCAAGGAAACGAGTTTAGCGCAGTATCTAATTTCGGAAGGAAATGGGGTTGGTATCAATCACTTTTCGCACTCGCTAAAGGGGATATTAGACGATTTGAAAATATCACTAAATTAGGTGTACATCAATGTTTGTATGCGTTAAGTTTTATGAAAGACAAAGCTGAAATGGAAGCAAGAAATATAAAAAAGCAATTCAATGGCTAATCAAGGTATAAGGGGGTTCTACCAAATAACCGAAACAATCAAAGACGAGTTATTAAGTAACGACTTTGTAAACACGGTAACCACAGGGGATATTACAGACATTGACTTGTCTAAACAAACGATATACCCATTATCCCACATAATTATCAACCAAGCAACCGTAGAGGAACAGGTACTACGTTTTAGTATCTCTGTTTTATCTATGGACATAGTAGAGCAAAGCAAGGAAGCGACAACCGACATATTCAGGGGAAACAATAACGAACACGATGTCTTAAACACTCAACTATCAGTTGTAAACAAACTTGTACAAAAGTTAAGGATAGGAACTCTATATAGGGATAAATACCAATTAGAGGGTAGTCCTACTTGTGAGCCATTTACCGATAGATTTGAACACCAAGTAGCAGGATGGGCTTGTAGCTTTGATGTGATCATAGAAAACGATATTAACGTATGCAGCTAAAGGAAACACAGAAAGCACTTAATGACTTTGGTAAGTACGTGGTTCAGCAATCGAGAACCAACCTAACTAAAGGTAGTAAGAAGTATGGTACTAAAAACTTTTCAAAGGATTTGTACAACTCTATAACTTATATACCTGAAGAAGTAGCCACAGGTTATCGTATATATTTTGAAATGGAAGATTATGGGATGTTTCAAGATAGAGGTGTCAAAGGTGTTAAGGGTGGTAAATCTTTAAGTAATTTTAGGTATAAAAAATCATCAAACTTGGTAGGCTTGGAAAAGAAAACAGGAATGTTTAAAAAATGGGTAACTGCAAGGCAGGTTCAATTTAGAAACAAAAAAGGACAATTCCTATCATACGAACAATCAGGATATGCTTTAGCCAATATAATTAAAAACTATGGTATTAAGCCAAGCCTGTTTTTTACCAAACCTTTTGAAAGAGCCTTTGAACGACTACCACAAGAACTACAAGAGAAATTTGGAATAGACCTACAAAACGCATTTGACTAATGGCAACAAAGATAAACGTAAGAAGTCCTTACTACATAAGACCACAACAATCAGGTATGCAGTCAGCAATATTAGATGTGTACATATACACAGGTATATTAACTACCGACAAACCTGCATCCCCACAATATGAATTAACGAAAAACACTATTGATTCAAATGATTATGTAACTTTTGAACTTGCAGAACTTATAAGAGATTATATAGAGATAGAGTTTGATGGGGAATACGATAGCCAATGTGTGTGGGTAGAAATAAGTTTAACACGTTATCCACTTCCTAATGGTGGGGGTTCTTCTCTTGGTGGTACAAATATTGAACTTATAGCTTTGGATGGCTATGGGTATTTTCACGAGGGTAAGAATCCTGAATTATCAAGAGGGCTACTGATGTCGAATAGAAGTATCTTTAGGCTAAACGATTCAAACGTAAGGATTCCTGTATTTACCGAAGACACCAATAGCGTAGCTTTTTATTATCAAGGTACTTTAAAACGTACACTTACTATAAGCGATTCTACAAACACTAACGGACAAATAGATTATGTTACTGTAAGTGGTTCTGACAACACAGACACCTATGAGGAAAGAGTTGTAGCTGATGGTGGTACTTTAGAAGTATCAGGGTGTCTTACCGACTTTTTAAACACCATTGACATAGGACTTGTAGATGAAGTATGGGTTGCGACAGATGCAGGTGTAGACATACTTAAAATAAACACAGTTGACGAGTGCAAGTACGAACCATACAAAGTAACATTCGTAAACAAATATGGTGCATTACAAGACCTTTGGTTCTTTAAGAAATCCGTAGAAACCACAGACGTTACTTCCGAGCAGTTTAAGGCTTCTATATTTAGCCAAGCTGATAACACTTATAAAACCTACCAACACCAACAACAATCCTTTATGACACAAGGTAAGGATAGGATAACAATGAACACAGGGTACGTTAATGACGATCACAATGCGGTTATAGAAGAATTATTATTGAGTGAGCAAGTATGGTACACTAAAATCACAGATGAAGAATTAGTTGTACCTGTAATACCACGTACCAAAACGGTAACTTACAAAACAAGTATAAACGA